GCATCCTTCATGTACTTCTTTTTCATTTCTAAACCGCCAAGCGTTCCTTGTCTCCTACATAAGTAAATTTAAGGTATTTTCCATATTCAATACCGTATTCCCTTATACCGTAGAAAATATATTTTCTTTCATCTTTAAGCAATACAGTTAGTGTCATTTAATATCCCCTTCTTCAATCAACCATTTCAGGATTTTTCTTTACAGCTTCATTTAAGTTAATGGCATCTTCTACCGCCTTCAACGACGTTTCGAATCCAAGTAAGAAAGCGAATCGTTCATTGTAGCTCATTTCTTCTAACTGTCCATAGTTAATATCTTCCTGGAACTGTTTCAACGCTCTGTCGTACATCAACATATCTTTGTATTTACAATGTGCTACAATTAAGTAATGAACATCTTCTTTCAGTTTTTCAAATTCATCTTTAGCCAATTGCCTTCACCGCTTTTTCTAGATTTACCAAATTCTCTACGATACGATCTCTTATTTGAGCTTTAACTGAATACGGGTCTTTCATAAATTTAATCAACGTATTCGCATTCACTTTTAACGCTTTGGAGGCAGCTAACATCTTTTCACTCGAATCTTCAATCATCCCATGAATGTACGTGATCGCTTCACCGTAATTCTCACCCATGTATTTAAACGCCGTTTTACTAATTCGTTCTTGATACGGGTCCTTAACGATAGTCCCTTCGATAGCATGTTCTTTGATAAACTCTAAAACTTCATTTGGCGTTTTGAAATGCATTGCTTGTTTAATATCAGTTGTAAATTTATGCGTATATCGCGGATGATTCTTAGCAAGATACCCCATCATACTTGAGTAATCTTTAATGTGTTGGAAGTACCATTGTGGATATTTAGCATCTCTAATGACATACATTTTTATATTATTCATGTGCATCTCTCCTTTAATTCATTTGTTTAGCAGCTTCATCGATGTGTTCATAGACCATTCTCATTTGTCTGAGAGCGAATGGATGGTTCTCATATTTATCACATAGCTTTCCACTCGATTCGAATACCCAATTAAAATACTCAACTGAACCAAATCCATATCGTTGAGCTGCATCTTCTTGAGCTTCAATCCAATCGACCACTTCATTCATGAACTTTCTATAATCGAATTTCATTCAAGCTCCTCCAATCTGATATATATTCCTGATAGATCCGCATAGAACTTCTCTGAGATTTTTGAGGCAACCTTATTGTCATCTTCCCAGAATCCCAAATCAGTGAGACAATCAAGCAGCAACTTTTCCATGTTATCTAAATCGGGTTTAGTGCCTTTGTATTGTCCATTGTATGTTCCATCTTTTAGAGGGAAGCACCATTTGATTGTGAGCCTTACACAACCACGCAGAGGAGTCTTAGGAGCGAAGTGAGAGAAGTGTGCCATGTACTTCGCTCGAGTCTGTATGAGTTGGGGAGGTTCATAAAATTGAGGTTTGCCATTCCTACAAGTGACTTGTTTTTGCTGATGGGTCGTTGTTGGAATCTTTTCCATAGGAATGAAGAATTCAATCATAATTCCCAACACCTCTCCAGGATTGCCATTGAGGGTCATAGATGATATAACCTGTTGATTTCAATTGAGCGAAAATCCATTCCATGAGTTCGGGTTGTTTTGAAATCCATTCAAGGACTTGTGATTGAGTTGGATCATATTCTTCATCTGGAAACCTGTGATATAAGAGTGGCATCTCTTTTCCAACTTCCAACAATTTCGATTTTTTACGTGCCATGTTTTTTCTCCTTTTTAAGTTTGTGAAATTCCACACAGACTTTTCTTTTTTTATTTTCGCTTTTGTCCATGGTAGAAAGGACAGACATGGTGGGCGGAGTCTAAAGCCCACCTGTTCTGTTCCTATCATGGACGATGGACGATTCTTCGGACATTCCCTAATTACACCCTCTTAGGGTTATAGGTTGTCCGTTCTTGGACAAAGTCGATTTTGTCCTCGTGTTTGTCCTGTCCAAGTACACCTTTTAGGTGCATTATTTTTCTATCTTGGACACGGACAAAGTCGATTTTTTGTCCTGTCTGTCCCGATGTCTGTCCTCGAGTTTGTCCTGTCCAAAAATAGGATTTTTTCCGAATTTACTTTTTAAGAACGACATGCTCTCCATCGAATTCATACCCATCCAACTCCTTGATTCGTCTCTTGAGAGTCTTCTCAGATATGCCCATATATTCACAAAGGTCATTCGAAGTGACAGGATTCATTCCATCATTCAGAGCTGAGTACGCTGTGTCGAATGCGATTTTTCGTTCCTCCTTGCGTTGTTCTGGAGTCATCTTCTTGTCGAAGTTTTTCTTCCACCATGGAGTTGATTTGGAATCATCCAACTCGATATCATCGAGGATTCCTGTTTCATCCACAATATGGAGTGGATAGCTGAACCAAACATTCCTTGGTTTGAACTTAGCGAACTCTCGAAGCGTTCCATCCACTCGCCACGCTGACATCGTTTGAATCTTGCGTGTTTCGGTGCTGATAAGCTCGTTCGTTTGCCATCTATCTTTGATATTCACGACAGCTTTCTCGAAGTGATTACGCATTTCATGAGGACTTCTCAAGTCGTCTAAACCGATGTACTGTTCCATATATGGTCGATTCATACGATTGATCGCATCTTTGTAGATGTCACATGTTATTTGGTCGCATCGTTGTTGGATAATGTCGTCCGTGAGCTCTAATTCCACTAAATCAACAAGAGCGTCTGGGTCCCGAGCGAATACCCCCGAGCCACTTGCTCTATCCATGGACTTCTTGCCACCTTGAGAACCCTTCGAATGGTGGTGACAGTAGATGACCGAGCATCCTAATTCGGTCGCTACCTTGTCGAACTGGTTCGTGAAGTGAGCCATCTGATCCGCACTATTTTCGTCCCCTGTGAGAACCTTGTAGATTGGGTCGATGATTACAGCAATATAGCCTTTCTTGTGGGCTCTTCGAATGAGCTTTGGTGCGAGCTTGTCCATTGGGACTGTTTTTCCACGTAAGTTCCAAATATCGATGTTTGAAACGTTTCGAGGCTCGATTCCCATTGCTGCATATACATCCTTGAAACGATGCAAGCATGAGGCTCTATCAAGCTCGAGATTCACATATAGAATCTTCCCTTGCGTACATTCCCAACCGAACCATTTCGAACCCTCAGCGATTGCTATTGACATATTGATGAGCCCAAATGACTTCCCAGCCTTAGAAGGTCCCGCAATCAACATCTTGTGACCTTGTCTGAGTACACCTTTGATAAGCTCAGGAGCAAGCTCTGGCATATTGTCCCAAGTCTCGCTTAGTCCTTCTGGATCTGGCAAATCATCGTTCAAGTCTTCGATGTATTGGTACCAATCGTCCCATGATTTGTGACCGATATTCGTGTCAATGATGAATTGTTTCTTGCCATCTCTAATAAACCCAGGGAGACGACTCAATCGACTTGGATTCTTGTTTTGTTCGTCTACGTTGAGACCGTTCTTTTTACAAATCTTGTATAGGTAATCTACACGCTTCTTGTATTCTTCTTTGTTTGCTGCTTCAATGCGTACAATTGCATGGATGGACTTGCCACCGCTATACACAAGAGTTGCGATTGGAAGTTCAAGCTCACGCATGATTGCGTTTTGCTTCTCCAAGTCCATGTTATCCGATTCCACAAGAGCATATCGATAACTCACAACGTTATCGTTCTTGACTCCTTGACCGTCCATTGGGTTAAATCGGACCCATGCTCCTGCTTTCTCGTTGTAATCGCCTAAGACCTTTCCGATGTCTCCACCACATCGCTCAAGCTCATCTATGAGCTTCCCTGCTGTTCTGTCGTAATTTCCACGATGTGGAAGATACTTCTCAACCTCTCCAGTCTCAGCGTTCGTCTTAGCGTAAGATTGTGTTGAATATGCCACGATGTCATCTGATTGGAATAACGTGTCTAAGTATCGAATGATTTCTTGAACTGGATTCCAATTTTTTGGCTCATGGAATTCCTTTCCATCTATCCAAGCCTTGTCCACAAATTTGTAGTCATTATCATATTGAATCGATGAGTCCCACTCGAGAGCACCTCGTCCATCATCATGTAGTCTCGAAGGCTCAAATCCATGTTCCACAGCCATGTGGAAGATTGTTCCTCCTGTGACTGGAGAGCCTGTCCCTTGGAATGAGTCCCATTTCTTGAAACACTCTCCAGGATGATATCGTCCCGAATCTCGACTCGACCATGATTCCCAATCCGATGCCGAATAGCCTTCATGTTTGAGTGCCATTCCAACATTCACCCATTCTTGATAGTTGAGCGTTGAGGGGTCGATATATTCTAATAATTCAAGTAATTTGTTGTCTTCCACTCAATCACTCTCCTTTGTAGCTATGGACATCGATGTTGTGAGGGACTCTCCAACCGTTTGCAGCGATTCGATTAATGAGCTTAGATGCTGCTTCAAATTGCCACATCCCTACATTTCTGAATCCATAGCGTTCTAATAATCTGATTTGTTTTGGTGTTGTTAAGCCTTCGTTTTGGCGTTTAGAGAGGCGGTCAAGAATCTTCTGAGCCTTCCCAGCATTGCCAATCTCATCGGGCATGATTCCGAGTCGTTCTAATGTTTGGAGCTGCTTGTCTGAAGGAGGACTCATCTCCCATCCAAATGATGGAACATAGCTCGTAAGGTCTTCGGCATGAATCGACATTTCGAATTGCAACGGATCCACAAGCTTGCGTTTGCGTTTACGCATTTCAGCGAGCTGTTTCGCAAGTGCTTCTTCTCGTTGTGCGGTCACATCTTCTTTTGCGACCTCTTCTAATTCGAGAAGCTCAAATTCTGCTCCAGTGTTCTCCTCAGTACGTTCGACCATCGCTTTTGCGACCTCTTCATTCTCCGCAATGAGATGGGCTGGTCGACACAATTCATGCTTCTCTGTGTGCCATAAGAAGTCGAGTAGCAATAGATGTGTCTTTCCTGGGAACAATCTAGTTCCACGTCCCACCATTTGAGAGTAAAGCGAACGAACTTTCGTTGGTCTTAATACAACAACGCAATCCACAGATGGACAATCCCACCCTTCAGTAAGAAGCATTGAATTGCATAGTACGTTGTATTTATCATTTTCAAAATCTTCTAAGATTTCAGCTCTGTCTTTAGATTCTCCATTTACTTCCGCAGCTTTGAATCCCTTCGAGTTCAAGATGTCTCTGAACTTCTTGGATGTATTTACTAACGGAAGAAATACGACCGTCTTCTTGTCTTTACAATGTTGTAACATTTCATCGGCAATTTGTTCCAAGTATGGATCCAACGCATTCCCAACATCACTCGCTTTGAAGTCACCTTGTGACATCGATACGCTTGAAAGGTCGAGATTCAACGGAATCGTGAGTGCTTTGATTGGGCTCAAATAGCCTTCTTTGATGGCTTTAGGCAGAGTGTATTCGTAGGCTAGCGAGTCGAAGTATGTCCCTAGATTACGCATATCTCCTCTGTCTGGAGTAGCTGTCACACCGAGCACATTCGCACTATCGAAGTGTGAGAGCACACGTTGATAGCCATCTGAGATGCAATGATGAGCTTCATCCACCACAATTGTATTGAAGTGATCTTTCTCGAAGTTTGCGAGTCGCTTTGGTTGCTGCAAGGTTTGAACGGATCCAACGACCACACGATTCCATGAGCCGATACTCGTTGAACTTGCTTTCTCGAGCGATGTTTGAAGTCCTGTTGACTTGAACAATTTGTCGCTCGCTTGGTCTAGTAACTCAGAGCGGTGAGCGAGGACGAGAACTCTCTCGCCCATCCTCACACGGTCTTCGATTACTTTTGCGAACACAATTGTCTTTCCGCATCCTGTGGGAAGGACGAGAAGAGTCTTCTTGCGACCTTCTGCCCATTCCTGTTGAATGGACTCACGAGCCTCTTCTTGATATTTTCGCAATTCCATTCAATGTTCCTCCTTTTAGAATGCACCCCAAGATGGTTGTTGTGTTTGAGTTGCTTGTTGTTGATATTGTTGTTGTTGTTGTTGTTGGAATTGTTGTTGTGGTTGTTGTGAACGATTCAAGACTTGATTTGGGTTCACATCTTCGGGATATAACATCGCTTTGACTTCGTTGTATTCGTTATCGTTGTATTTACGAACACCGACTTTGCACACGCCACGAGCTCCGATGATTGTGTTCCAATTCATCTTCAATGGTTCGCCTTTGCGTTTTTGTCCAATCGCTCCAAAGAATGCTGATAACATTCCTTCTGTGCTTGAGTGTAAGAATAGATTGTGTTTCAATTCTGCTTTCCCTTGAGGAGTTTCAATCTCGATACTTACGACCGCTTTTGGACATGCTGGGAGCTTCCCGGGATTGTTAGGATTTGGTGTATGTCTTTGTCGTTCAAAGCCCTTTACTGTGAACTCGTAGAGTCCCACAGGAAGCAAGATGAATGTTGAGTCTTGTTGGATAGTGTCGTCCCATCCAAATTCACGTTCGAAGTTGTTGTATTCTGTCATAATTATTTACCTCTTTCTGTTGTTTGTTATTTGTTTGTATTTTCAATTGATTTCAAGACATCCGCCCAATTCGTCACCATGAATGCCCAATATTCTTGTGGGAAGTTTTCGATTGGTGTGTCTTGTGGGAAGTGTCCCTTCTTGAATGCTACATCTTGAAGCATCTTCGGAGTGACTGAATTTTGAAGCATCAAGTCCTTCAATGCTTGTGGAATAGAGTCTGGTATAGTGATTTGTTCTTTAAGAGGGAACGGATCTTCTTGAGTTTCTGCTCCACTCGTTCCTGCTGGGATAACTTCATCGACTGAGGGTACTTGCTCATCGATTTGAGGTTCGCTTACTACTTTTCCAACGCCCACATTTTGAACTTGCTTCTTTGGTGCTTCTTGAGATGAAACGAAGATGTGTGCGATAGCAGCATAGTCCATTGGGAGCTCGTCTGGGAGTCCATGACGATTCTTCGCATCCCACGCTGGGTGATGTGTCGTGTACATGACACGTTGTCCGCCCGTTGCTTTCTTCTTCTTAGATTCTGATGTCATCACCATCGTCTTGTAGTTACAGAATAGAAGTAAGTCGCACCATTCTTTCACCACTGGGGCGGTTTGTGAGCTCGTCTTCTTACCAAGTTTTAATTCGTAACGGTCGTAAGCTCCATCCTCATCGGGTTGTTCGAATTTTCGAAGTTGAGAATGTGCGGTCAAGACAACGTTGATTCCAATGTCCACTAATTCTTGAAGCTTATCTAATAAGCGACCCATTTCTTCTCGGACATACGTGTATCCATTCCCATAGCCGAAGTCTTCGATTCCTCTCTTGCCATGCATCGAGCACACACTCTCGATTGCTAGTGATTCAGCCCAATCGATTGTATCGATGACTAATGTGTTACAAACTGTTGGGTTCGCTTTGACGAATGCAATTTGATTCATAAGCATTGTCCATGATGTAGGCTTATCCATACGTGCTACATCCATGTTCGATGTAGACCCCTCGGTGTCAATAAATAATGGATTCGGGAATTGTGATGCGAATGTTGACTTCCCGATGCCCTCAGTACCGTAAATCACGACACGTTGAGCTCTTGCTTGTTTACCTCTTGTAATATTCATTGTTTACTCCTTTCTTAAAACGACCATTTATTCGTTGGTTCTGTATCTTGGAATGGTGTGACTGTATCAGACACTACATATCCATCTTCGATGATGATTTGGCATTCCTCTCCACTAGACACTCGAGTCGCAATGGCTTGGAGTCCTTCTGATTCTAACCACTTGCCGAATTCGGTCAATGTTGGAATGTCCATTTGTTCAAGCTTGTCTAGAAGTACGAATCCACATTCTGGTTTTAATTTGCGAACAATTGCGGTCGATACTCTCAATTGTTGAGAGCCACTCATGTTGTCCCATTTTTGTCCTTCGAAGACGAGTTCTCCATCTTCCACAGATAGTCCCGGCAATGGTAAGTCCGCACTATCGAGTAAGCTTGTGCGTTCGTCTCGAACTTTTTGGATTTCTGCTGAGAGATTGTCATATTGAGATTTGTATTGTTTCGCATCCTCTTCGGCTTTCTCTTTATCAAGATTTGCTCGAACCTTGCGATTGATTTCTTCAATGTTTGCAATCGAGTTTTCAATCTCTTCAGTTGATTCATCCACCAAATCTTCAATGGACTTGTTTGCTTCAACGTAGTCGCCCATGAGCTTATCGTGAACAGCTTCTTCTTGAGCAAGTTGCTCTTTTAACTGCTTCAATCGAGCTTCAGAGAGATGCATTTCATTCACGATATTTTCTCGATTTTGGCGTTTACGAGCGTTCTCACCATTTCTTGCAAGAATCTCTTGTTGTTCGTGAATCAAGTCCGCAATGCTCACCAATTCGTTTGGAGCTTCGGGATATTGAGGTTGTTCCGCTGCGTATTTCTTTTTCTGATCCGCAATTTGACCGATGGTTCTTCGCTCGTTGTATAGCTGCTCTTCTTTACGGTCTAGCTCCCACAACTTCTCACCGACACCGATGATTTGAAGAAGCGTGTTCGCTTTATCCTTCGCACTTGATTCGATGAATTTAGGAAGATTCAAAGCGAGCTCTTCCACGAATGAATCAAGCAATTGTTGACCTGCTTTTTGTCCGCTTGGATCCGTAACTTTCAAATCTGAATTCTTGCCCTTGCGTTCCACGATGAGTCCATTTGACAATTCCACTCTAAGCGTTGGTGGATTCATGGACCCGTCACGAGCTGGTTTGCTTGGTTTGTACTTATTGCCACCCAATGCCCAAGCAATGGCATCGAGGACACTTGTTTTCCCTTGATTGTTATTTCCACCAAGAATTGTGAGTCCGTTTGATGTAGGCTCAATCGTGACCGCCTTGACACGTTTCACATTCTCGATTTCTAGCTTATTGATTTTTACTGTCATCTATTCATCCTCCATCTCCAAATAATATTTGAATGCTTCTGACATTAGTTCCAAATTCGTATCATCCAATCCAAAAAGTTCTACCATTTTACAGATAGTTTTCAATGAGGCGATAATGTCAAAATCTAAATCTTTATATTGTTTAATCAACTCTAATGTTGAGATAACAAATTCCCTTTCTTTTTTTGTAGTATTAGTATTCATTCGTTTGATTTCTCCTTATTTTATTTTTATAATGTAGTTAGTTAGTTTAGAGAGTCGGTGATTGTTTCATCGACTTTTTTTGTTCCATGTATCTTGAAAGTCAGGATCCACATATTGCCCACTTCTAATTAGATTCACTTTTGATTCGTGTTGTTCAACCGCCTTTCCTACCAAGAGCACAATGCTAATCA